TAACCCCCAAGCTCAGGTGGAGAAGCCCCAAGCTCCTGCACTAGCTAACCCCCAAGCTCAGGTGGAGAAGCCCCAAGCTCCTGCACTAGCTAACCCCCAAGCTCAGGTGGAGAAGCCCGCCCCGCCACCTGCTTCCGAGGGCCGGGAGAGATCTTCTTTTTTACATGACATTAGCCTTTTGATGTACCGACAAGCTCTTGTCCTTGCGGATTTTCAGCGGCGGGCACAAGCTCAGACAGAAGGGGAGGGAAACCCCTTCCAGTTCCCCGCCAATTTTGGGGAGATGATAAAAGAGGTGAAGCAGGCCCAGCCGATGTTGCAACAAGCCCCTGCTTCCCCTTCAAACACTTCTCAAATCATCCAGGTGCCTCGCTCGGATATCAACATCCATCAAACGATCCAAAGTACGAATCCGGTGGGTGCTGCAAGTGAGTCTGCTCGGCAAAATCAGCAACTCCTTCAAACCTTGTTCCCGGGGGGTCTTGTGCCAGTGGTGAATTAAATGATCTACAGCCCTGACAAATTGAAGCTGACAGCCAACTCCTTCATTGGGGGGAGTGTCGTGCAGATTGTGGCCCGCCAAGCGATGCTCTCCAAAGCCATTGGAAGAGCGGCTCAGGCAAAGGCGCGAGCACTGTCCACGAACGTGCCCCCAGTCACGAATCCCATAGTGTTTTTGGCGGGGGTTCCTGTGACAACCCGCACACAGGAAACTTACACTTACCAGGCGGATGTGCCGGACCATGCCGTGGAGTCCGGGGCTTTGTTTGCTGACCACATCATCCTCCGGCCCCTGCGGGTGGATATCACGGCGGAGGTCAGCAACTGGGAGGCGGGCACAGCTAAGTTTGCCCTTGACCTGTTCGAGACCATCCACCAGCAACGGATGCTGGTTGATTTGATTACTGAGCACAAGAAAGTGCCTTCGATGGCCCTGGTCGCTATCAACGCCGGGAATGCTTCTCCTCAATGGGGGAAACTTGTGCTTCAATTATCGTTCCAGCAACTCCGGCTCGTGGCCCTTGATGCAACGCCCTTCGCCCCACCAAAATCGACAACCCCCATAGAAGGGGCCACTGGGGGCGTGGACGCCAGTCATAGCGCCTCTCCGGAGGAAGTGGCAGGCCAGCAGGTGCCAAAAACCATCAGCCAAGCGGCAGCGGGATGGGATAAACTCAAAGGCGCGTGGTTGTCGAAATGGGAGGGGGAGTAATGCCTCTTGTAATCTCTTTGCCAACTTCCGGGAAGAGCACAACCTCAGTAGTGCTAGATTCTCGGGTAGTCTCTTTGACCACAAGTTGGAACGCTTTGGGGCAATTTTGGTCAATGGACATTAAAGATTCGTTGGGGGCGTTATTGCTCACGGGAGTTCCTCTGGTCCCTAACCAACCTCTTCTGAAAGCGCATCCGGTTGTCGCCGCTGCTTTGGGCGAGTTCGTTATCGCGGAGAAAGCCGAGGGAGATTACCAAGTCCAGTCCAACATGGGGGCACAAGTGGTGTTACTTTGGTATCGTCCCGGTGAAGAAATAAGGATTCCCGACTAATGCCCCCTATCGTCCCATTTATCCGCCAAGTAGAGGTGTTGCTCGGCCCTGTTGAGGAATGGCGGGGCGGGGGTGACGCTTCCCAACAGGTGCGGCTTTTCGGTGATGGGGGGCTTGATTCTTTGCGCATCAAGTTTTCTGTCATCAAGCATTTGCAGTCAACAGCCAGCCCCACAATCATCCAGGTCTACAACTTATCCCCCGGCCTCCGGGATTCGTTGCAGGCTCCCGGGATTAAGGTGGAGCTTTTAGCAGGGTGGCGTTCTCATGGATTGTACCCACTGTTCTCTGGCACAGTATTGGCCATAAGCCACCAACGGGCGGAAGCCGACGTGGTGACTAGCATGTATTGCTTGGCCGGGTGGGGGGCTACCTCACGGGCAGAGATCGCACTTACCTTCAGTGACGAAACCAACGTCTCAGATTTGGTGCTTGCGCTCGCATCTACTCTACCTGGGGTGACGGTAGATGAGTCGCTAATTCAGGTAGGAGAGTGGCGCACAGGACCGCAGGGGTGGAGTTATTGGGGGTCTACTGCAGGTGGGCTTGACCGACTGTCCCGAGAATTCGGATTTTCCTGGTGGATTGACAAGGGGGTTTTCCATGCGGGGAAAGACGGCAAGCCTATTGCCTCCTCTGGCGTCATATTGAGTGAGGATCAGGGCGTTCTTTTCCGGGTGGAGCCCATGCTCGCACTTTCCGGCCCGGAAGCCCCCCGCCAAACGAGTGGCATCAGTCTCCAGAGCCTGCTGAACCCTTGGATTGACGTAGGCAAGTCCTACCGCCTCGAGTCGAAACTCAACACCAGCCTGAACAAAACATACTACGCCCATTCGGTGCGGCACGAAGGGGACACACATAGCCCACAATGGACGACCAGCATTGACAGCTGGGAGGTGATGTAATGGATAATCGAATAGCAGACCCAATGGTGCAGCAGCGAGAAGTCATTCAACGGATGCTCGCAGAAATCAACACTGTGATTCCAGGGGTCATCAACGACTTCTTCCCGGCCACCCAAACGGTGTCTGCCACCCCCGCCGTACAGAAAAAAGTGATTTTGGATGGGGAGGCTCATTACTTGACAGCCCCCCTTATCACAGACATCCCTTTGTTGTTCCCTTTTGCTTCGGTGGCAGGGTTCGCACTCACCATCCCTGTCAAGCGGGGAGACCCCTGTTTGCTGGTGTTCAGCCAACGGGCCATCGACTTTTGGCATTTGAATGGAGGCATTCAACCCCCCGAACAAGGTGTTGGTTGCCGCACGCACTCCCTCACTGATGCATTCGCCATCTTAGCCCCCTCCCCTCTACCCCAAGTACTGGGAGCCTGGGAGACGGAAGGGATTGAGCTCCGCAACCGGGCGAAGGGGAGCCGGGTGACAGTCCGTGACAGTGAAGTGGAGATTGTTTGCGGACAATGTTCTTACAAAGCAGAGGCCAGCGGCACTTTGACTATTTCCGCTCCAACCGTTATAATTAACACTAGCAGCTTCGACATCAACAAGGTGTAAGAGATGCCAGGAATTGCTCGAAAAAGTGTGGATTCTGCAGGAGGAGTGCAGCTCAATGGCGGGCAAGACTTTTGCCGTTGTGAAGGTTCCTTGATCGTGCTTTTGGGAGACCCGGTAACTGGCCACGGCATTCCTCCCCACGCTGCTCCTGTGATGGCCCAGGGGAGCTCCTTCGTCCGCATCAACAGTGTTCCGGTTTGTCGAGCAGGGCACGCAGCTTCTTGCGGCCACCCCAGCACGGGCAGTTCGTACATGAGGATTTCAGAATGACGATGACATACGCAGTTGGCTCTCGCCACGATTTGCTCATCGGCCGCCAAGGGAAGTTGCTCCTGGTGACAGGTGCAGAACAAGTGAAACAGCGTATTATTGTTTCCCTGCTCCATTGTTGGGGGAGTATTTTTGAACACGCTGGCGGGTGTTCCCTGGAAAGAGATTATTCTGGGGGGCAAGGACATCAAAACCACCCTGTCTATTCTCCGTGACGCGATTCTGGCAGTACCCGATGTGGTGAGTATTGTTGATCTTCAAGCCCGATTTATTTCCAGGGGATTGTCTGTCTCCGCCTACGTGGAAGTGATCGGAGCAGCAGGGACACAGATTCTTGAGATTGAGCAAGTACTTGCGGTGGAGGGAGCATGACCACACACGGTGTGACATCTACAGGGTTCCAAGTAAAGCGCCTCGCAGACATCCTGGAAGACTTCCGAGCGAAACTGGCGGCGGTGGAAGACCCCGTTACGGGGGAGACGCTGGCCCCTGACCTGGCCGACGAGAACGACCCTCTAATTTTGCAGGTCAACGCATTCGCTGACGCACTTGCTGTTTGCTGGGAGCAGATGCAAATTGCGTATAACCAGTACGACCCCCTGAAAGCAACCGGAGCTGCTTTGTCTGGCCTCGTGCAATTGAACGCTCTGACTAGAAAGGCTGGGACCAAATCAACGGTGTCTGTTACGCTTGCGGGCTCCCCCGGCACAGCCATTTCGGCAGGTAAGCGGGTCAGCACAATGGACGATTCAGCGGTGTTCGAGCTTACATCCGACATCATCCTGGATGGTTCCGGTGAGGCGGTGGCCGTTGTTCGCGCCTTGCGGGAAGGCCCCACCACCGCAGTAGCGGGGTCTGTGGTGAAAATTGTCACCCCAGTAACAGGCTGGTTTTCCGTGACCAACCCCCTGGATGCCACACCCGGAACAGCCCAAGAAACTGACGCGGCCTTGCGGAAGCGCCAACAGGAGACCTTGAGTGCGGCGAGCGGGGGTGGCAATATTGACAGCATTTATGGTGCCCTCTTTAACTTGGAGGGGGTCAGCTACTGTCGCATTTATCAAAATGTGTCTCTCAGCACCGACTCCAAAGGACTTCCTGCCAAATCAGTGTCGGCGGTTGTCCAGGGAGGGGATGAAGATGAGATCACGGACGTGTTGTTTGCCAAGATTGCGGCAGGTGTCCTCACCTACGGCGACACCACTGTAGTCAAAACAGACCTGCAAGGACTCACGTACGACATTAACTTCACCCGGCCTGTTGCTGTGCCCATATACATCACAGTTAATGTGACTGTGGTTTCTTCCGCTGTTTGGGCGACAGACAGTGACACAAAAATCAAAGCAGCGGTGATGGCATGGGCGACGGGCAGTGCTACCTCCCTGGGGATTTCTTCAGGGTACGACCAAGACGGGTACGGCATTGGTCAATCTGTCTACGCTTCTGAACTTTACGTGCCAGTCAACAGCGTGCTTGGAGCGAAAATCACAGCAATCTACGTGGGGATAACCTCCTCACCCTCCGGGGATTCAGTGGCGATAGATTGGGATGAGGTGGCCGCATTTGATCCTGCCCGCATCGTCGTCAATATCACGGGGGCTTAAATGCCATTTCCCTCGGTAACTGCACAGGAGTATGTGCTCCAAGCGATGGAAAGGATGTACTCCCGCATCCTAGTCCAGTTTCGCCAATCGCCCGTCTTCCTGTCAATGCTGCAAGCGTTCGCTGATGAGGTACAGGCACTTTCCGACCAAATCATAGCCACTATCGAGAAGCGCACGGTCCCCCAAGGGATGGAAGAGCAACTTGATGTTATTGGCAGGATAGTGGGGCAATCTCGTGAGTTATTGAGCTACGAGACAGCCCCCTGGCTCACCCCTGACGTGAATTACCGTAGCATCGACCAGACTCCTGT